AGCCCAATCGCAAATTTTCTTCTCAGCCTCTATAAGCTCTTCCATATCACCGCCTGCTAACCATATACGGCAGGTGGCTCTTTGGGGGTAGTCAACTATTTCAACCACTATAGCAGATTTTTCTAAAGGAAAAAATGCCGCTTGCTTATTCGTTATAGCCTGCCACACATCTTGCAATGTATGACTATGGCCTGCGTACTCCAGAGCCGATACAATGTAGTCAGCGCATCTCTCAAAATCATCAGCCGATGATGACATAGCCAATGTCTGTGCTGTGTCCATTATTCTTTTGTCCTATAACAAATGAACCGTTGTTTTTTGTCTTTATGTAAGGGTCGTGGTCATAATAATTTACGCTATGAGGCTCTAGCAGTATAACGCTTTCCTTGCCTGCTCTTGGGTCTGTTACGGTAATATCCCCGCCGCCAGATGCCAGTGTAGCTGTGCCAGTGCAGTTCAGCTTGCCGTTAACCGTATTATTAAGAACCTCTGCAATTTCTCGCACAGTGGCAAGAACGGGGTTTAGGATGCGAAAGTTTACTGTAGCCATTATCTGCGCCCCACTTCTGCGGCTTCCACATCAAACCCTTGAGCAAACTCAAAAAACCTGTCAAACACAAACTTAAAACGATGATATCTTCCATCAGCCCTAAATGGCGCGAACCCATCGCTACCAGTGCTAACGCTAGATGTGAACGTAGCCGCAGGGTTGCCTGTCAGCGTGTTTCTAGTTCCGATAGAGCAGAAATTTTCTACCCCTTCATAATACGGGTAAACACGGGTTACAACTGAGTGCTTTCCAGTTTGCAAATTCATTTCGCCAGTAACAATCTCCGGCACTAAAAAATCGCCCGTGAATGAAGCTAATTTATCACCCACAGCGCCACCAAAGAAAAACTCCCCGCCACGCAATGCAGGGCTATCAAGTTGGATTGTTAAGCCATCAATAGTGGCAGACAAATTGTCCAAATCATCTAGCGTGTAACCAGCCGTAAAGAATGGTGCAATATAATCAACCGAAACCTTTGCCAGTGACCACCTGTTCAGGACGTAGTTGTAAATCAATAATGTGTCCGGCTGACCCGTTAAACTTGCCTGCGACGTATATGACCAAACAGCGGTCTGGTTCAATGGGTCAACTGCCGCAGACATATTGTCTTTAAAAGATGTGCTAAAATCATTCTCAAAAAATTTATCCACCTTTTCCGTGCCAATCGGTACAGATGACTGACCATCAAACATGTGGAAGCCGTTGTCTGATAGATAGAAAACCATGTGTCCGTAATTACACACAGAACCAGCCAATCGGCAACCTCTGACGCTCTCCACTTTGTCAAACTGAAACACCAAAGGAAGGCCAGTATAGGTTGCACGGAAAATACCGCGCTCACAAAGAATGGTCGCGTACTCTCCGCCAACTAATCCAGTAATAGCCCCAGAGTCCGGTAGGTCTTGGAAATCAGACTGGTCAACACCAGCAACCCAGCTTGTTGCATCTCCAAAGCCAGACCACCTAACGCGATTTACATCCCTGTCAGAGCCATCATCAATGTTTGCAGTCCATACAAAGTCACGAACCACCGCAATAAAGTTAGCCTTTGGCGCATCTGTAGACAAGTTAGCCCAAACGGTAGATGTACCCAAGTCCCAGTATTGAAGCTCCTCTCCAACACCGCCAGCCGCAATAACATAATCACCAAACTGCACAAAGCGCCATCGCTCTGCACCAGTCAAATCGTAGCCGCCAACTTTACTTTTATCATCCAAATTGCTTGTGGCTTTATTGAACTCATATAGCTTAGTAGAATCTCCGACAAACAAATTGACGTTGCCAGAGTTGTCTTTGGCTGAATAAATGCCCCGCAAATTGTCGGTGGCGCTGTTACTAACAACGCTAATATCTTTGAGGCCGCGATACCCACCAGACGCAGGTATTACGTTGGTAGCCGTAATCAAGCCTGCGTTCATGTGGTCGGGTTGGTCAGGTAGCCATTCGCCAAAAGGTATCATATCCGTATCCAAACATCTGTGCTAACAGTTGGTTGCGCCCACACTTCAGCGCCTAAAGTTACATCTGCCCAAGTTTCCGCCCCCAGTGCAACATCAGTCCAATTCTCAGAACCTAAAGTCACATCCGTCCAAGTTTCCGTTCCCTGCGCTATGTCTGACCAATCATCGCCAATAACTTTAGCTATTGTAGACTGTGTGACTGCCGCACGAACAGCCGCATCACCGTTCAAAATCATTGTCGGGTCTGTTGACTGTGTAATTGCAACGTCAACATTTCCAGAAGCAGACAGCAGGAAGTTTGCTTGCATTGCGCCAGTAACAGCCGCACTCGCGCTGGCGGAAACTGTCCGCAATCTTGTGCCAGTGGCTGTGGCTGTATTGGCTATGCTTACCAGAGCCTCAAACGGCCTTACCCTTGCAAATGTAGCAACAACCGTATTAACAGCCGTCACAGATGCCGAAACTTGTCTTATACGCCCAGCGGAGGTGGACTGAGTGACGGCAATATCTACTGCGGCTTGCGCCTGATGGAGCTTATCCACCGTTAGAGTTGCAGAAGCAGTAACAGCCGCTGTTGCTGTTGCGGCGGCTGTGTGCAGGGTTAAGTTATCCAGATTATCCATGACGCCATAAACGTCAAGATTATCTAAAAGACCCCAAGCATCTAATTGGTCTAGGGTAGCCATTCGTCAGCCCTATGCGGCAGTTATGTCCATATCACCAGCGGCAATACGAAGAATGTCACCAGTGTCAACAACCTTACTGGCTGTCAGAGCGCCATGAATAAGCAGGTTGCCGCTTGTGCTTGCGTCGAACAAACCAAAGTGGCTAACAGTACCCCATGAGCCTGTAGCGGCTGGGAAATCAACTGCACCGCTATTATCTGCTGTTCCAGATGTCGCCGCATTAAAGGCAATGCTTTGACGGGCGTAACCTGAGCCGGAAAGCTCTGTACCGGAGTTGTCATCGTTAAATGAACCCGTGGACAGGCCAACGTAAACTGTTGACGGCATGGTGTAAGCGCCAGTGCCTAAAATGTGGTCGAGAATTTCATTCTCTAAATAATCTGACATCGCAGACATATTATCTCTCCGCTACTGCATTTTGTTGTGAGTAAGATGATTTGATTTGCAGAGAACCAGTGCCATAGTGACTTCTTTGCTCATCCACTTTTATTTCCTCAAGGATGCGTGTGAACTTTTGGTCGTACTGCGCGGCTCTAGCCTCATCAAGAAGATATGAGTAACCTTCCGACAAAGCACCGTATAAATATAAATCAGGGCTTCTCAAGAACAGCGTTGGCGTCACCGTCGCGCTCAGAGAGGGTAATGAACCGATATAAATAATCTCAGAGGTGTAGGCAGAATCAGGAATAGGCCGGAGCTTCATCTCTAGACCAACAATGCTGTAGCCCTCCGGCATACCCTCTCCATTTGAGGAATACATACTGTCCAGCGCGGCAGGGCTATAATAAGTTAGCACCCGTGTTGGGGATGCGTTTATCTTTACCTCGCGCACCTCTCGGAAGTCATTGGGAAGCAGTATATATTCGTCACCAGCAGTCAATGTCGCCTGAGAGCGCTTTTCCTGTTCGCGTGTTTCTAGCTCACGACTCATGCGTGATTCAGCCAACTGAATAAACTCAGGTATCTGTGTGGTCAAGTCACTCCGCGCCATAAAGTTGGCGATTGATGACTGCAAATCTGCGTAGCTTGTAATGCTCATAAGTGACCGCCGCCTGTTCTAAACACTCTATTTTCGTTGTTGTTCAACCACTGCTTCCAAGCCTTTGGGTTTTCAGCAGGCTTGCCGAACTTCTGCACAAGCTCATTATACAGCACATTAGGTATTTCCGCCACATGAGCCATGTGCTTCTGTGTGCCTGTCATTTGCCCATAGCGCCAATCGTCAGCCATGTGCTTGTTAATCTTTAAAAGATTATCGAATGTTTGGCTCTGCTCGATGATGGTATCGCCGTAGCGCCCCTGCTTCATCTTTACTTCAGTGCCAGTAAGTGAATCTTTTTTAATAATTCTATCCATAGTACCCCCTGAAAGGTGAGAAGGGCGTTGCCGCCCCTCTCTTTGTTTGTCTAACTTATGAACCGTCTAGGTCATAAATTACAGCGTGTGCCTTTGGTGCCTGCACCTTCAATGACCACTCAGTGATGAGTTGCATCTTTTCTGCGTCACCTGTTGCGGCAATGTCCTTCTCAGCGAAGTTACGGCCTGACAATGTGCAAAGTGATGCAAAGTCTGGGTCAATCAGGAACATCCGGTCATTGCCCATGAAGCGTGATGGAGCAACGTCCAGTGTGCCAAAGTCTGTCAGGTAAACAGAGGTTGAGCCAACGTATGTTGTTGCCTTCGCCTGTGTCATGTTGACATCGTTGCTTACCAGATTGCCAGTAGCTGACAGGTCTGAGAAGTTAGCGCGGTTTTGTGCGCTACCAACGAGCATCTTTGGTGAGCCACCGTCTGTCCATGCGTCCTGCATCCCATCTTCAATGAGAGCAAGTGTCAGCGCACGGTCAGTACCGCCAGTGATGGTGTCTGTGCCATCGCCAGTTGCGAATGAACCGCCTGAGCCAACTGAACCGTTTGTCATCCAGCAAGTCAGTGATGCTGACTTACGAGGGTCTGATGCGTCACGGGCTACGTCTGTGTCACCGATTGCTTTTTCGATATCACGGCGTAGTTCCAGAGACTTCAGAACGCGCTGGTAAGCCATTTCACGGTCACGGCCTGCTTTATCAACAGCTTCCAGTGTGCCGGATACTGCAACGTCTTTGACTGAAATCTGGTGGTAGTTACCAAACCGAACAGTCGCTGTTGGAGTTGCAAATGTAGCATTTGCGCCTTCATTGACGTAGTTGGTTGCGGAAGCCGCCGCCAGTTCTTGCACCTGCCATTCAGTGAAAATACCGTTTGAGGTTTCTTTCTTCAGGGCAGAAAAGATTGGTGTTTCATCTGGGTCGATGCGGTAAATCACATCTGCCAAATCTTCGCGTTCGCCTACGGCGGTTTGCGTGGTATGTGTAGCCATTTTTTAAATTCCTTCTATTAGCTAGTTACCCATTAAGTAATTAACAGCCGCATCTATAGAACGCTCATTATTGAGCCTCTTTAGAGACTTCTGCTTTTGACGACTTGCTACTTGAGCCTTTGTCTTAGGTTGTCCAGCCTTAGCCATCTTCGGAGCTTTGCTTGCCTTCTTCTTCGCGGCGGGTTTCTTCGACTGAAGATTGTCCCATTGCCACGCCTTATAAAGCAATTCTATAGCCCGTGCGTCAGACGCATTGGCTATTTCTTGCGGCGAAAATCCTACACTCTGTTGAGCGTATTTGATGACCTGTTCACGCTCACTTGTGCGAACATCCTCATCACGCCACTGAGGGATGCGGTCAAGCATTTCTTCCCTCTGCTCGGCAAGATGCTGTTGCATCTGTGCCTGTTGCTCCTGAGCCTGCTGTTGAGCCAGCACCTGTTTCTCAGCCTCCACCTGACGAGCTTGTTCTTTTTGCTGGTCAAGTTTTGTCTTGTACAGGAACAACTCCTCAGCCGAATACTCTTTTGCTAAAGCATCCCAGTCAGGTTCGGCATCGCCGAGTATCTGCTGGTTATACTGAGACAACTGTTCAAGTTGCTGTGCGTAGGCATCCCTCATCTGAGCCACTTGTTGCGCTTCAGCTTCAAACGCTTTTCGTTGCTCTGCAAGTTCTTGACTACGCTTTGTGTATGCCTGCTGGCGCTGGTATCCGTTCAGAAGCTCGTCTTGCGTGACCTCATATTCTTCACCGTCGACTTTGACGGTGTAAATATCAGGTTGCTCAACCTCTTCCTCTTCTTCCACCTCGTCAGTATCATACTCACCTTCTTCATCATCCTCGACATATTCAACCTCTTCGGCTTCCTCTGTCTCGGCCTCTGCTTCCAGTGTCGGAGATTCAGCTTCGGCCTCTTCTCCTAGCCGCCCATCACTTGCCTTGTCCTCTTCAGGGGGCGTAGCTAATAGGCTATTCATTGCTTCGTTAATTGATAAACTTCCAGTCTCTTGCGAGTTGTTGGACATAACTAATTACCTTTTCTCAAATTTTATGCGGTTTTGCAACTCATCTAGTTGCGCCTTAGCCAGCTTGCCATCCGTGACCACCCCTTCGAGATATCCTCTGAGGGCTGACAAGTTCTGACATAACATATACAACCGTTCACGGTTTTGTGAATCTTCCACAGAACTCGCCTTCCACGCCTGTATAAAATCTGTTTCAAGTTGGCTAAATGCCTCCTGCAATAATTCATTTCGTAATAACGCCGCCGCTTTCTCGCCGCGCTCCATACTTTCCCTGACTTTACCTTCGTTCATATCAACGTGTATCCTGAAACATCATAAGGGTCTTGGAACATTCCAACATTTACTGGGCGTCTGAACGCTTCATTTAACGCACTATATTCACTAGGGTCAAAACCTGCCAACAACCCGCCAAAAGTGGTTGGCGCAATGTCCAGCAAGCCTGTCCGCAAAAAGCGTCCTTCTTCTGGGTAATACCCGCCCTCTGGGTAAATGTAATCTTTTGGAATCATAGACCTGTCGCGCCGTTTGCGACGTGCTTGGGCAACCATCACCTCTGGAGCAACAGAGCCGCCGTCATCTCCGCCAGTGACCATAGAAGGCACAGGCTCATTATCTGGGTTGTCTGAGTCGATACGGCTAACAACACTGCCAGCGCCATACTGCCCTGTCTCTGGGTTTATTGTAGCAACAATCTGACCCACAGCATCATATTGAGGCTTGTAGCCTTTTTCCATAATGTCAGAGTACATTTTGCCTGTAGCCATGCTTCCAATCTCGCTCATTGCAGTGGTCGCAAAGCTAGGCATCTTACTTAAAAGACCCTCAGAAGATGGACGAGGAGCTTGCCCTGCTCTCATAGCCAACTGCTCAAGAGAGCTAATAGGTGGCATACCAGAGCTTCTGGCAAAGTTTATTGGGGTCATTCTGCTGGCAAGTTGCTGTATTCTGTTTATCTCACCAATGGCCTGCGCCTCTTGCAAGGCTCTCTGGTCAGCAACCTGCTCTGCTAGCAAGGCCTGCTGTTGTTGAGCCGCCTGCTGTTGAGCCGCTTGTTGCCTAGCCGCCGCTTGCTGGGCTACCTGTGCATCAACATTTGCCTGAATAGCGGCAACATAAGAGTCGTCATCAGACCCCATAGAGGCAATGTCCTGAATGGTTCTGCCACCTCTAAATGGGTCACCAACCGCACCAGTGCCGACTACATCGTAACCGCCTATTGTATTTCCGCCGCCTAAGCCCATCTCTTTACCCTCTCGGTAGGTTGGTTGATATCTCTGCGTCAGTGTAAGCCTTGAGCTGTCTTAGCTCTGCCTCTGCCGCTAATTCCTGTCTGCGAAGCTCCAGCTCCATCTGCATCTTTTCGCGCTCTAGCTCGATTTCCATCATCATCTTCTCACGCTTCAAAGCTATTTCTGCTTGCAACTCTGCCTGCGCCATCTGGTCTTGCTGTGGCGGCTGTTGAGCCATCTGCTGTTCCATCATAGCAATTTGTTCTGGGCTATTAAAGAACTGGTCAGCATCCTTAAACCCGCCAACCTCTGCAATGCTACGCAATGTATTAACATACTGCGCCATAGTTACTACAGGATTGTTGGCACCCAACTGCATCAGAATTTGTTCTTGCTTGCTAGCAATCTGCGTAAGGAACGCAATCTTTTGCTCGTCATCAGCCGTACCCAAGCCAACTTGCACCACAACGTCAAACTCGCTATGCCACTCTCTAGGGTCAATCGGCACAAAGTTATTACGAAGGCGAATAATGCGCGGTTTCTGGTCATACTTAGTCACCAAATGTAGGATGCCTCGGAACAAGTCCTTGACACCAGTTTCAGCCATAGTCCGCGCATAGCTCTCCAGCTTTACCTGAGCGCCGCGAACTGTCGCGCTGATAGCTGAGGCTGTGGTGCTTTGAAGGGCGTTAGCATCCAGACCTTGCGAAGCCTTGCTCATGCCTGTGCGCTGTTCCTTCAGGTTGTCGATGTAGTCCATCAGAGGCCGGACTTCACCGCCAACGGGTGTGCCAGTAATGGGCTGAACCATGCCCTGCTGACGCATACGGATAATACCGCCAGCAGTCCCGTCCAGTACGTCATCAATATTTACCATCCCCTCGACAATACCCATTCTGGGTAGGGTGCTGGTATATACACTGTCGAGGTACTGCCGGAGCAGGGTGGACTTAATGACCTGCAAGTCCTCAGTCATGTCATAGATTGACCTGCCGATAAGACGGTGCGGCATCATAATAGGGGTAACTACAGCAAATGGCACATGGTCAAATGGCTCATTGTGCAGTATCTCGTCCGCACCCTCGCCAATGGCACAAATCCGGCGTAGCTCTGCAATGCCATCGCCGTCATAGTCCACCTTCATCACGCACTCGTAATAGATGACCTCTGCCAGTGCAGGGTCAGCGGCATCAATGCCAGTGGTTGCCTCTAAGTCTTGGAAGCGGTTGGAGCGCTCCTCATCAACATCGAGGCTATGAGAACCTGCATATTTTTCCACCACATCCTTGTCATAACCCATAGCCACTAAGTCGCTGACTGTCATAACGGTGCGGTGTGCCACGAAATGCGCCTCTTCAAGAGAGGTGGCTCTGCGGTTCACCAGAAACTCTTCGGGCGGTACGTTCTCAATGCGTATCTTGCCCTTGCTTTCCTTGACCCGAACTTTCAGGCTGTAGGACATATCCATTGGCATCATTTCGCCAGTTTCTTCGTCCTCAGCGTATGCGCCAGCTTCTTCCTCAATAACGCCAATAACTTCCATATCGGGATTGCTAAGAAGGGCGGCTAGCTCAGTCTCGTTCAGGTTTTCGTATTCCTCTTCCCGAACATCTTCTTGCTCGTCATAGTAATACTTCACGACACCCAGCCGGAACATCAAGGCATCCTTAAACCAGTTGTACAGGATTTTGTACCCCTGATTATCGTGGTTGATAACGTAGTTCACATAATC